TCTATATACTGAAAAGAACCAAGAAACCATTTTTTGGTCACGCAAATCAAGTTCGCTCTTTGGCATAGTAATAATGTTTGTATATCCTTGTTCTTTTAATTTACGAACAATTGCTGACCCAACTAAACCATTATGACCAGCAACAAAAATTCTACTATTCAATTCCATTTAAGCACATATCCTTTACTAATTCTTCAAAAGATATTTCTGGTTCCCAATCAAGAATGGACTTGGCTTTTGAAGCATCACCAAGAAGAGTTTCAACTTCCGCTGGTCTGAAATATTTTTTATTTACAACAATAACAGTATTACCTGTGATTGTGTCGATACCTATTTCATCTAGTCCGCTACCCTGCCAAACAATATTCATTCCAAAATATTTTCCAGATTCTTCTACAAACTGTCTAACAGAATATTGTTCTCCAGTAGCAATAACAAAGTCATCTGGCGTATCTTGCTGAAGCATTAGCCACATAGCACGAACAAAATCTTTTGCATGTCCCCAGTCTCGCAACGCATTAAGATTTCCTAGTTGCAAAACTGATTGCTTGCCTTTAGATATAGCATCCAAGCCTAGAACAATTTTACGAGTAACAAATGTTTCTCCACGCCTAGGCGACTCGTGGTTAAAAAGAATACCACTACATGCATACATTCCATATGCTTCACGATAATTCTTAGTAATCCAATGACCATATAACTTAGCCACCCCATACGGAGAGCGAGGGTAGAATGGTGTTGTTTCTTTCTGAGGAACCTCTTGAACTAACCCAAACATTTCCGATGTAGAAGCCTGATAAAAACGTACAGTATTTTCCATACCTAGTATTCTAATGGCTTCTAGGAGGCGTAGAGGACCCATAGCATCGCTATTTGCGGTATACTCTGGAGTTTCAAAGGAGACCTGAACATGAGACTGAGCACCAAGATTGTATATCTCATCAGGCTTTATTTCACTAATTAATCTAATAAGATTAGTTGAATCCGTTAGGTCTCCATAATGTAAGTAAAAGTTTTTACTTGTTTCGTAGATATGGTCTACTCTTTCAGTATTAAAAGACGATGAGCGTCTCTTAATGCCATGAACCTCATAGCCCTTTTCAAGTAGCAGTTCTGCTAAATAGGAGCCATCTTGTCCAGTTATACCTGTTATTAATGCTTTTTTCATTGCTATCCGTTCGACAATTTAATTATACACTATCTTCATCGCCAAGGATGGCAAGAACGCTAACACTAAACAATGATAAATAATCTTCTTCTTCATGCTTAAACTTCATAGTGCCACCAGGATTAAACATAATCCTATCTCCAACCTTTACTTCCATTGGAATGCGGACACCACTCTTTAGTTGTCTACCCTCGCCTACAGCAAAAGCAATACCAATGTTCTTTGGCTCTTCTGATGGACCTACAGAAAGCAATAGACCAGAAGCAGTCTTCTCTGGCTCTGTCTTCTTCTCTACCTTGATGATGATAATATCTTCTGGTGCTTTAATCACGGTCCCACTTCCCATCTAATACCAGCATTGCGATAATTGCGTAGTTTGCCATATCAATAAAAGAATCCCGAAGACTTTCATTTTCGGGGGTAGCACCAGAATCATAAAGATGGTTAATGCGAGCCAACTTGTCGTGCATTCTAACTCTAAGTCCATTTACTGCTCCCCCTGGACTACCAGAAATATTCTTCGGTCCATAATCCTTGTGCTTTTTAAGAAGCAGTTTCTCCGCTTCATCATATGTAGTTGATACTGCTTTAACAAAATCTGAATTTAAATCCATTTTAATACTCCTCGTGTTCTATGTTGTGCTTACTGTCCACATACTTGTGAATCTTGCGTAGTGTTCTAGCCTTTGTAAATCCGTATACTGCAATAGCAAATACAGCATTCCAAAAGAATTCAGCAATGATGTGGTTAATGCCAAAGACTACTTCAATGATGTCGTGTTCCATTACTCTTTTCCTTCACAATTTAGTATTGCTTGAACTTCATTATTAGGATACTTATCCCAACAATTTTCTTCTGGTAGATTTGCGGTAATAATCATTCCTAATACTATTCCAATAATAAAAAATCCAGATATAAATATTAGCCATGTCATACCATCATCACTTATTTGTTGTTTGGTCATTAACCAGCCATTCTCTTAGTTTTGGATTATCTTTTAGTACTGCTAATAGACCAGTTTCATACATAGCAATAAAGTAATGCTCCCAAGATTCAAAGTCATCTTCTTTACTTGGACGTGGCATACCGTCATTACTCATACGGACTGCATGTAGTATTTCGTGTAGTAGTGTTATCTGTTGCTTGCTACGGTTTAATCCAGCAGCAATTACAATTAGGTTCTTACCATCAATGGTATATCCATAGGCACCATCATTTAGCATACCGTCTTCATCTGGGTCACGTTCAATAACGCTAAATGTTTGTGGACCAATCTTAACTGACTTAATCATTATCTAATCTTTCTAATCATGCTGATAGCGGAATGAACTCCTGCGATAATTCCTGGGTTGTAATGTTGCCCATTGTTTTTAAGGTCTTTCTCAATGGCAGCAATAATTACTTTGCGTTGTTCTGCAACTGCTTTCTTCCTGCCAGTCTCAAAGCCTGTGCTCCAACCCTTGTTATAGCCATCTTCATAGCCCTTATCATATTTACGTTTAAATGTGTTTTGTAGGCGTGTAGCCCAATCTGGTTTACTCATATATATATTTTACCGTATATTGCGGTGTTTGTCAAGGGCTACTTGGCTCTAAGAGTCTTGAGTTTATGACCAACCAAGGTGTCTGTTGGCTTACCGTCACGATAAACTCTAATGACTGCCGCTGGGTCTTCTGGTGTTCCTGTTACTGTAAAGTCTGAATTAGGAACATTGTACTTACCATTTCTAATAATTCTAACAATCTTTCCTGTTGCTGTACCGCCAGAAGAATTCCAAGAAACCATACTACCAACACTACCAGCCTTAGCCAATTGTCCTTGGTCTGAATAATCTTTACCAAAATCAGCAAACAAAGCCTTGTCTGCTTCTCTAGTTGCAATAGCACGAGACCAACTATATCCAGCGTCACCACCCCAAGCATCCCACATAATTCTTCCGTTGCTTGGGTTGCTTGTGTTGTTAAAGTCTTTGCCCTTCTTGTCTACCTCGTGGCGTGAGAAGAATGAGTACATGCGTTTGACCACACTAAGAGACATTGAGCGACCTGCTACGATATCTCTTGCTCTACCCCAGCCTACAGGAGTTCCTGCACCAGTGGCTTTGCCTTCTTCTTTCCAACGGATAGCACGAGCAGCAGCAGACTTCATACCAGCAGTTGGAGTATATCCCTCTGCCTTATAAACTTCTTCCATGTCGTTCTCTTCCATACCATCCTGTGGTTCCTGAACCTCTACATCAAGTTCTGGAATTTTGTGAGCATCAGACATTAGCATTCCAATTGAATATGCTGTTGGACACCACTGGTCTTCATCTTCTTCATACTCATAAATTCTAACAGCCATTGCTGGATTTTCTGGAGTAGACTGAATAGCGTATTCTGTTCCTGCAACGCCATAAACTCCACCCTCAGTCATAACATGTTCAACAAGACCAACAACTGCACCTTCTGTTGTTAGCCCCATTACATAGTCACCCTCAACAATTCTTTCTGCTTTATACATAGCACTAATAGATGTTCCACCACTAGAAACTGCACCAGAAGCATCCGAACCATTTCCTGGTTGAATTTTTGGTTTACGAATTTTAACTTTTTTTCCACCACGCATAGATGTTGGTGTCTTTACTCCAACATTTGGGTATGTTGGGTTTGCAGTAGACGATGGATTAACACCATTATCTGCCTTGTCTGCTTCAGCAGCGTATAAAGCACGAACCTGTGCTGTTGCATCTGCTTCTGTCTTGTGGCATCCCATTACTTCGCCACCTTCTTTTACTACTGGATATCCTGAACATCCATTTGAACCTTGTGCTCCTACTGAATAAGGCATTAGTCTTTCATCTCCATTTCATTTTCCATGCTGACACGAATCTGCCAGCAAAACTTTTGTGATGCAGTCTGGCGGTCAGCAAAGAAATTTGCTAGACCATACTGCTTGGCTTCATTGGCAAGGTCACTTGCTACAATCAATGCTTCAATGTGTGCCTCAATAGAAAGATAAAGGTCATTTAACATAGGCTGTGGGTCACCAACAATGACTGGCTCTGGAACTGTTGACATGTCAAAGAAATCTGTTAGTCTATATGGTGCATACTGTCTTAGTGCACGAAGCCACTCTGCATAAGTATCTGTTGCTGCATCATAGTTTAAATAAATGTCTTCAAAGAATTCGTGGAACTGTTGAAAGTCATCCCCCTCTACATTCCAATGATATCCATGTGCTTTAAATTTAAGGGCAACGTTATCTGCCAGTAGCGTTCTTAGTTGTGCTAGTAAATTTTCCATTGTCTTATTATACCATATCTATTAGGTGGGCAGTTTTTAATCATACCCAGGATAGTTAGACTACTTCTTTGTAATAGTCTTTTTGACTGTTACAGTCTTTTTGACTGGAGCCTTATTTGGTGTTGCCTTTGCAAGTGCTTCCTTAACATCTGCTTCCTTTGGAACGATGCCAAAAGCAGGGTCCTTCGGGTTAAGATATCTTAGAGCAACTGGCAATACTGCAGCAACCAATGACCACGCTAGGTCTAGTGGGTCAGTTACCCCTGCTAGATAGAGTGCAGAAGCCGCACCTAGTACGCTTCTTCCATATGAGGCAGCAAGTGCCTTTAGTTTTGCATCCATTATATTTCTCCTTGTTTAGTGCCTAATTATTAGGCGTTTCTGTATTCTCTGGCAATACTGATTTTAATTTTTTGTATGCCTCGGAAACTATATTTACTGTATTAGTATGAACTGTATCTCCACCAAGTCTTCCATAGGTCTTAGCCCATTCGAGTTGTGGTGCAACCTCTTCATCAAATTCAGCAAGTGCTTTTTGCACTTCTTCAATATATCCAAAAGCCCAGTCACGAGATTCTGAAACAAATTTTAAAAATCCATCAGTCTGTTCCAGTTTCTTATTCTCAGCCTCTTGATAAAGTTTTTCTATTTCTTTCTTTAAAAGAAAGTTGTCACCTAATTGTTGCATATAAGCATCGGACAATGCTTTAAACAATGTTCTTATTTTAAATGACCTATAGACTAAGTATATAATTATAGTTACAAGTATTCCTGCAACAACTGATTCTATGATTTGCATTAGTTTTTCAACACATCCCTAACAACAAACACGATAGCACCCTCATTTTCAAGAGCCTTTTTGACATCATTGATATATTTTACAGCAGGTTCTACCTGTTCATCTAGTAAAGATTCTATGTCTTCTGGGTCTATTAGAATTGTTAGGAAGTCATCGTTTTCTAGAATAACTACCTTGAAGTTTTCTGGTGGTGTTATAGATTTGAAGGCTGTTGCCATCTCTAATGTATACATATTTTATTCCTTATCTATCGTTAGGTCAGACCAGGTTTTAGCCCAATCATCTTTTGTTTTATGCCTGTTGAATTCCCTAGAAACCTTACCCTTGTCAAGGTAAACTCCGCCCCAAACACCAACCTGCTTTGTTGAAACACCAACTGCAAAACATTGTCTCATTACAGGACATGTAGAGCAAAAGTCATCAACGTCTTTTCTTAGTTCAACATCTTCTTCGTACTTGTCAAAGAATAGATTAACATCCCAACCTGCACACTTGGCTTGACTTTTCCAATCTTTATCATTTGGCATTCTTCTTTACCAAACTAGCAGGTATATTCCAGCCATCAGCATTGGCATCAAAACGATTGACAATATACCATTCGTTATTGATGAACTTGGCATTTGGTTTCATCCAAGCCATATCAGACTTTTTCAGTTCTACAACTGTCCAGCCATCCCATGAAAGAGACTTATTGTTTTCTACAACTGTCTCCATATTTTCTAGTGATTTAATTAACATAATCACCTCTCTGTTAGTAACGGTATACCCCAACTTGTACATCCTTGGATTCTGCCAAGTCTACAAGTTCTGATACTGTTTCTTTTGGTTTGCTAAAATAAGCAAAGTATGAAATACTATGAATGTTATCTTTAATCCAAACTGGTGGAATTTTAATTAGTTTAATTTTAATTCCACGAGCCTTTAGGCTGCGTTCAGAAACGTTAGAAAACTCCATGCCCATCTGATTGATGTGCAGTGGTCCTGCAGAAGCAATAGTAAATTCTGTATCTCCTTCGGGTAGGCTTGCCAAAGCAACGCCCATCGCTCTTAGAAATACATTGTAGTCATTAAAATTTTTACTACCTTGTATTGCTACTATCATTCTAGTTTCCTTCCGTTAGTTTGTCTATGATAAAAATCATCTTATCTAATTCTACCTTATCAATGCCCATCATGTCAACTATTTTTTTTGTTTCTGTGTCAATTCCATGGTCAGTATGGTTAGCAGAATATACAGCATTGTCTTCAATCCAGTAGGCTAGGTCCCCAGAGATAACAACCTTTGACCATTGACTTTTATAGTGCTTAGAGGATTGTGTTTTTATTTCTTTGATAGGAATTGGGATGTAGTCTTTTGTTAGTTCGTATTGTCTTGACTGATTAAAACTTACTTTAATTATTTTGTTTGTGTTTTCTACTTTTTTAATTAGTCTAGACACAATAAGTATGGTTACTAGAGTAAAGATAGAGCCAGCAAGATATTCCATTTAATCACCTAAAACAATTATACTAGATTTTTGTGTCTAGTTGTTCACGTTCATCAATTACTTGATAGGCAAACTGGGTCATTGCTTTCTGTGCCTTCTCATTACGCATTATCTTATCGTAGTGATGGACACAGAAAAGCAAGTCCCCTGTTACCCCCAAAGTTTGAACATAAGCCTGTGAACCACAAACATCGCAACGATGAGATGTATCTAGTGTCCACTTCTTGTCTATTTGTTCTATTAGGTTATTTGTCATTTGAGTAAAATCCTCCACCATTAAATTTAATTGCTCCTACTGAGTATACCTTATGCATTGCAGTATTGCAAGCATCACAAAGTAATTCTTTATCAGCATCTTCAAAAGGTCTTACCTCTTGTGCTGTCTTTTCACAGTCTGGGCATTTAAAATTATAGGTAGGCATACTTTACTTTCCTGAGTTTGCTAGAATGTGCTTTAGTGGGTCTACCAAGTCATCGTATGATGATAGGTGGATTCCTGGATTGCTCCAAGCCTTGTTAGCCTTACCAATGCTTAGGTGTAGATGTGCTCCAGTTGAGAATTTACCTGATGGAGTTTTCTTTCCACCGCCAACCTTACCAATGATGTCTCCAAGTTTAACCTTAGCATCTTTCTTCAATGGTGACTGTTCTGCTAGGTGAGCATATAGAACGAAGTGTCCGTCCTTTGCTGAATGAACTAGGAACCAGCCTAGACCATCACTCCACTCATTAAGAAAAACTGTTCCATCAGTGATTGCTGGGATTGGTGAAAGTTCTTTTGGACTCCAGTCTTGACCTCTGTGTGGTCTACCCTCACGATAAGGGGCTAGGTTTCCGAACTCATCTCCACGAGTTTTTGCTGGGAATGGTTCTTTATAAATTGCTGTCATAATTATACTTCCTTTCAAGATGTATTCTATGATTTGTGTCATAGTATCTCTATTATACCATTGACATTTGAGCCACCTAACAGATTTGAACTGTTGACCTCCATATTACAAGTATGGCACTCTACCGCTGAGTTAAGGTGGCGTAGCGATAGCAGGACTCGAACCTACAACATCTTGCTTCGTAGGCAAGCACTCTTCCATTGAGTTATATCGCTGCGATTCCGATGGGACTTGAACCCACGACCTCTACCGTGACAGGGTAGCGTTCTAACCAACTGAACTACGAAATCAAATGCCCCTTGGCTCACCCAGATAGGGACAACATCTGTAATAGTTTTTACTAGTATTACTATTAAACCACCGAATCTAAGTCTGCGTGTCTGGTCCTGCTGGGCATCCTGGGTTCGAACCAGGGACATTTCGATTAACAGTCGAACACTCTGCCAACTGAGTTAATGCCCATCACTATTTAATTATACAGTGTAACCACTGTTTGTTGCTCGCCATACAG